TAGTCCGTGTAACGCATTTCGAATATACGTCTTATATTTGTAATCAGAGACCTCAATGGAGATCGGCCCTGAGGTAAACAAAGTAGGGGCCTAGACATCGGGTTTGAGTAGGGTATCACCATAGGTATCTGAAAGTCGTCCCCGGTAGTCTCGAAAAGTACGCTGATATAAAACTCGGGTGGGAACAAGGCTATAGGCTGACAGAAAATGCCCCCACGTAGGCTAAACACGGCGAGTGGAAATTCAGTGTTAGACAAGTAAACTCAAGGGGGAAAATTGTATAGTCATGAGAGAGATTAACCGCATTATCATTCATTGTTCAGCTACCCCAGAAGGTAGACATGTAACTGCTGACACTATTCGTGACTGGCACATGAAAAAGGGATGGAGCGATATCGGGTATCACTATGTGATAGACCTCGAAGGCTGTATAGAAGCTGGAAGACCGATAGACAGATCTGGGGCTCACGTGCGTGGGCATAACAAAGACTCTATCGGGATATGCTACATTGGGGGATTAGCCAAAGAGAAGAACGACAAAGATCAATGGGTTGCTAAAGACACAATGACTGATCAGCAAGAGCACGCTACGCGAGAGCTGATATACTCCTTGCGTATGGTGGCAGACAAGCAGTTGACACTGCATGGGCATAACGAGTTCTCAAAGAAAGCATGCCCTAGCTTCAAAGTATCAGAGAAATTCAAAGACATACTATAAGTATTTCTTTTATATTTGCCGTAAACCAAGCATTATGGCAAAGAATAATTTCCCATTCCTCCCAACGCGCGATTGGGTGGTACTCCCTATTCAGAATCAAAACGAAACTGAGTCTGGGATACTCCTTACAGGAGGAGCAGAACGTGCCCTGCGTAAGAACGTAATGGAAGTAGTTGCTGTCGGACCTAGCTGTGAGAACATCAAGAAAGGGGACACAGTAATGATACATCCTACAACTGAGGGTCTAGTCATTGACGTACAAGGCAAAGACTATGTAATGGTCAATGAATTCCAAATCTGCGGTAAGTTCGTATGACTGGGACAGTTACTGTCTCGCTCAAAGACTTTGATGAACTACGTGAGGCCAAGGATAAAGCTGATGAAACTCTTACTAGGGTAACCCGCGCTGCTAAGGAGCTCGAGGTATTCCTATCCTTTATTGTTAGCCGGGACAATATTACCGAGTACATAGAGGAGTTCAACAGACAATCACAGAAATCAAAAATCTCCGTCATAGACGGGAGAGCAAAGATTGCATTCAATGACACGAAGAATTAAAATCCAACCTACGACTACATATCAGTTCTTGCAGGTCTTCAACGGTATACTGGAGTTGACAGACAAAGAGCTAGAGATATTGTCCCTGTTCATAGACAACAGCGATACAGTCAACCTATGCTCATCTGAAACCAAAAAGAAGGTTGCAAAGAAGCTAGACATAGATAACTCCAACACCTTGAACATATACGTCAAGCGTCTTAAGGACAAAAACGCTATATTAAAAACAAAGGATGGGTACAAAGTATCTAAGCTCCTAGAACGAAACCAGCAAGTCATCATAGAAATTAATTCGTAATGCCATCTATATACAAAATGGTGAAAGGCTTCATAGAAGAAGCAGTAGAGTACGCTAAACAAGGTGCCCCCCACGTAACTGCAAAGCAGTACGAGGATAGACTCAAGGCATGTTACAGCTGCGAGCACTTTAAGAAAGACGTAGAGAGATGTGGGCTATGCGGATGCTTAATTGAGCATAAAGCAAAGTGGGCTACATCAAACTGTCCAGACGACCCCAAAAGATGGGAGAAGCTGAGAGTCGGGTCCGGGGGGAAGAAAATCAAGCTGAAGAATGGACCAAAAAATAATACTGCAGAGACTAGCGACGAAGTACGATCTCCCGATACAGAAGATTGAGGAAGCAGTCTACTACCAATTCAGGTATGTATCTCAAGTAATTAAGAAAGGGGGATTTGAGTCTGTTAGACTCCCATACCTAGGTAAGTTCCATGTACTCCCTGGAAGACTAAAACACCTTAACGATGCGAGAACTCATAATAGTAAGTAACAACGTAGCAGTCCCGTCTCCATACGCTCTGACCATCAGTGAATTCAAAGCTCTGAAGGGTCAAGAACTTGGGGCTGTATACTTTTTCGCTGACCACAACTCCCCCTACGCTGCTTACGATATTGAGGAAAGGGAAGTAAAAATACAGCAAGACCTGAAGATTAAGTTTAGTACTAAGGTGTTTGCAGCTATAGATAAATATAACGAACTCTCTGAGACTCATGCAGTTAAACTACTCAAAGCAGCTCGTCATTCTATCAACAAACTGGAGGAGTACTTCCGTACTATAGACTTAACTGCGATAGACGATCACGGTAAACCTATATACTCAGCAAAAGACCTCATCACTAACCTAGAGAAGATGGGTAAAGTAGTAGAAGGTTTGGATAAGCTAGAGGAGCTGGTTAAAAAGCAGCAGGCTAAGAATAACCCTAACCGTGGTGGGGTTGTAACAAACAAGTACTCTAACTGATGTTTAAGAATAGTCTAAAGTATTCCCCTGCAGCTGAGCACTACCTGGATAAAGGTTTCTACACAGATGCTATACCCGGGACTAAAGAATACTACGACTATTGGGATCAGCAAAAGAATAGGTGTCTAACAGGGTACTTGGACATTACTGGGTATCACTACTTCTACTTAAACTTCTGCCCTATCGACAGAGTCATAGATGACTTCCTTCCTGACGGTACTAAGATTGCACGTAGGGACCGCACATTCCCTGCATTCTATGATGGGGACTATGAGTACTTCCACTCTATAGACAGAGCACGAAAAGAGAACAAGCACATAGTAGTACTAAAAGCTAGACGTAAAGGCTTCTCCTACAAAGCAGGGGCTATGTTAGCACGCAACTACTTCCTAATGCGTAACTCTAAGAACTACGTATTCGCATCTCAAAAAGAATACCTCATCGGAGATGGACTTCTATCCAAAGCATGGGACTTCCTTTCTTTCATAGATGATAACACTGCATGGACACAGCCACGTCTGCGTGACCGTGAGATGCACAAACAGTCAGGATATAAGAAGAATGTTAACGGTGCTGACGTAGAGCTTGGGATGAAATCCCAGATAATAGGGGTCTCACTTAAAGACAATCCTGATAAAGTACGTGGTAAAGCAGGGGACCTCATATTCTTTGAGGAAGCAGGCTCTTTTGGGGGATTGCTTAAAGCATGGGAAGTGGCTATGCCTACTATGCGTCAAGGCTCTAAGACTCTGGGAACTATGGTAGCATTCGGTACAGGTGGAGAAGAAGGAGTTGGGTTTGACGGTATGGAAGAACTATTCTATCACCCTGACTCTTATGATTGCTTAGCCTTTGATAATGAGTGGGATGCAGGAGCTATGGGAACTAAGTGTGGGTACTTTGTTCCTATATATAACAACCTAGATGGGTTTATAGACGACGATGGTAACTCGCAGGTACAAGAAGCTAGAGAGCACGAAGAAGCACAAAGAGAGAAGAAGAAAGGGGCGAACGACCCTAAGGCTCTTGATCAGTATACAGCTGAGCATCCGTTCACTCCTCAAGAAGCTACTCTGCAAGTAACAGCTAACTTGTTTGATGTCACCTCACTCAAAGAGCAGTACAACAAGATTAAAGTTCATGATTTGCAGAACGAGGGTACAGCGGGGGTATTGTACTACAACAAAGACAAAGCCATAGCCTTTCGCCCATCCCCAGATGTAACCCCAGTATACAAGTTCCCGCACAGGAAAGGAGATAAAACAGAAGGGGCAGTAGTTATGTACGAGTCTCCGTATACAACCAAAGAAGGGGAAGTACCACACAACTTATACTTCCTGTGTCATGACCCGTACGCACAAGAGAAGTCTGGATCTAATGAATCACTCGGGGCAGCTTTTGTAATGAAGCGCCCTAACAATCTATCTAAACCTGACGACATAATAGTAGCAAGCTATGTTGGAAGACCGCAAACACAAGACGAGTACAACCGCAATCTATTTATGCTGGCTGAATACTACAACGCCAAGATTGGGTTCGAGAATGACCGTGGAGAGATCATTGCTTACGCCAAGAGATATCGCAAACTTCATAAACTACAGGAGGAGTTTGAGATGCTGGATAAGAAAGAGCTGAAATCTAAGAACGTTAGACGTCAGTATGGGATGCATATGACCGAGCAACGTAAGCGTCAAGGTGAGCTATATATAAGAGACTGGTTAATAACACCACGGCATACCGACGAAGACGGGAATACAACACTAAATTTGCACAGAATCTACGACCCAGCTCTACTTCAAGAGCTCATAAAGTTTAACCATAAAGGAAACTTTGATAGGGTCATGGCTTTCATGGTTGGAATGTACCATACCAGAGAGCTATATAATAAAGAGGTCGTTGAAATCCTCCAAGACGGTGCCGGTGATGAGTGGTTTGACCGTATATATCAATAATTTTGCAACACATGTATGGACAAGCTAATCTCCCTAAACAGCGTATCCCAAAGTCTCAGAAGACTAAGAAATGGAGGGAAGAGTGCGTTGAAGCATATATAGACCTGTCTAAGTTCGGGGTCAGTGAGCGCCGATCATACTTGAAGTCGCTGTATGATTACTACAACGGTGTCATCGACGAGCAAGACTACCGGTACGTGCTTAAGCCATACGGTAAGACAAGGAATAACTTCCCATCTAAGCTACGTAACTACCCTATCATCAAGCCTATCATAGACTTGCTGTTAGGAGAGAAAGCTAAGAGACCTCTCAACTATACTGTTACAGTAACTAACGCTGACAGTACATCCATCAAAGAGCAGGAAAAGCATGCTATGCTTATGCAGATGGCTAACCAGATGTTTGAGCAAAAGGTAGCTCCCCAAGAAGGAGTAGAGAAACCACCGATTCCTCAGCAAATAATGGAGGAGTTTGAGCGTACATATGTAGACAGCCGCGCACTGAAAGGTCAAGCTGCTATCAACTACATAATGCAGCAGCAGGAGATAAAGGATAAGTTGCACAAAGGGTTCTTCCACTACCTAGTAACAGGGGAAGTATACTCTCACAAAGGTGTGGTCAGGAATGAGACGTTCTATGATATCCTCAATCCTTTGGACATAGATTACGACAAAGACCCAGACCTAGAGTTCGTTGAAGATGGGGACTGGGCTATGGTACGTAAGTACGCTCACGCATCTACAGTCGTAGACATCTTCGGAGAGTCTTTGACTGATGAGCAGATACTAGAGCTTGAGAATCCACAGCAGACATCAGCTGACTCATACCTGTTGTACAGAGCTGAAGCCAACGGTAGTGATGAAAACATCTATCGTAATAGACTCATAGAGTGCATTACTGTATACTGGAAAAGCCGTAAGCGCATAGGTTTTGTAAGCTACCCAGACCCTATGACAGGGGTAACAGAAGAGATGGTGGTTGAAGAAGGGTTCAAGCTTCCTAAAGAGATGAAGGAGATGGGAGCTAAGATTAGATACGAGTGGGTTAATGAAGTGTGGGAAGGAACTCGGTTAGACGGGAGATTCTACATAGACATAAACCCTGTAGCTAATCAGCGCACATCCTTGGATAACCCGTCTAAGTGCAAGCTCCCGATCAATGGGCGTAAATACTCAGACATAAACTCTGACAACATCTCTCTTGTAAGTCTTGGGATCCCGTACCAGCTGAACTACAACATCTTCAAGTATCGTATGGAACTTGCTATAGCAAGATCTAAGGATATCATAGCTCAGTTTGACATCAACATGATTCCCAAGAAGTGGGACATGGATAAGTTTATGTACTTCGTAGAGGGTACAGGCATAGCATGGGTTGACTACAACAAGGAAGGTATACAGCTATCTCCTCAGCATCAGTCAGTTATGGATATGTCTATCAAGACTATAGGCCAATACTTACAGCTTCTTGAGTCCATACAGATGGAGTGGGAAAAGATATCTGGGGTAAACAGACAACGTCAAGGTGGGATAGGACCATACGAAGGCAAAGCTGCATCACAGCAAGCTATCGTACAGTCTAGCCACATCACTGAAGACCTGTTCCGCAAGTTCACAAGGTTTGAGCAACGTGAGATGCAAGGCTTACTTGACTACTCAAAAGAAGCTTGGGTTAATGGTAAGAAAGGCATGTATGTAATGCCTGACTCTACGATACAAATGTTTGACATATCATCCATGGAAATGATGGAGTCAGAGTTTGGGATCTTTATGTCTGACTCTGGGAGAGACCAAGACAAGCTCGAGCAGGCAAGAGCTATGGGTCAACAGATGGTACAGAACGGAGTACCTGCCTCTGCAGTACTGGATATGTTTGATACTGAGAACTTTATCGGACTTAAGGATAAGATTCAGAAAGCAGAGAAAGCTCAACAAGAGCTGCAACAAGCTCAGCAAGAAGCTCAAGAAAAGCAGCAGCAACAGCAGATGCAGATGGAGCAGCAGAAAATGCAGCAGGAAGAGCTTAGTAAAGACAAAGACCGTCAGGTTGAGATAGAGAAAGCTCTCATTAATGCAGAGTCTAAAGATCAAACTGGTAAGATGCAGCTTGATATGGAGAAGATGCTAAGAGACTTTGATATAAAAGAGCAAGAGCTAAAGCTCAAAGAGAAAGCGTTGTACAAGGAAGGTGATACTATTCCCAACGGAGAATGAATAACGAAAACCGTAGACGTATAATTAATAAGGCTAAAGCTGAGGGATATCAAGGCAGCTACGTAGACTTGTTTAAACAAGCTGCTCAAGACCCTACACTGATTGCTCAGACTCCAGAAGAAAAACAAGCTGGGCTAAGACCGCAACATGAAGCCGGGAGGACTGATGCATCTATGGCATTCACCGATGTCCCTCCTAATACCCCATTCAATACGGTCGGTATGAAAGCTCCGATTGATATCAAAAAGTATGACGAGCAGGGACACTTAGTCAAGTCATATGAAAATGTACCTCCCGGCCTCACTAATATAGATTCTGGTCCTAGGAACGGTACAGTACTTGAGTCTCCCGCGCGTATGCAGGAGGGTGGTCTGAATCCTATGACTTCAAAAACCTTCCCGTCTAATGCAGAGCGTGCTAAGAACATTAACTACGCTAAGAAAATAGATATGGCTGGTAGACTCAATGCAATTGGGGCTAACACCACCAACGAAGAGCTTGGGTTAGGAGCAGCTGATAGAGGCAAGTTACCTCTAGTCCCAAACCCACAGATGGAAGCAGCTATGAGCAATAAGAGAATAAAAGCTCAAGAAGGCAGTATGGTAGGAGATTTCTTACTCCCCGCTTTGTCGTCAGATAACACTAGTGTATCTATGCCTAGACCTCCTGAGATGTATCTCAATGAGGCCTCGCCTAAACCCACACAAACATTTCTAGGACCACAACCTGACATCAGTGAAAGGGAGAAAAAAGGTCTAGATAAAATGTTTGAGGCCGACCAAAAAAGAAGAGAGCAAATAGCCAAAGGTGTCAACCCCAATACTGCTTTCATGACTCCCCCAGGTCTTGGGGCTGACAATGAAGCTAGAGCAGCTTATGAGTATGATAACCCTAGTACTTCTAACATAGGTCAAATAGCAGGAGGTATAGGCTTCTTACCTATAGACAGAGGACTAGACATAGCCCTAACAGCAGCAGCTAGATCTGTAGGTAAGGGAATACAAGCACGCAGGTACAAAAAGTTTAAGTCTGAGGTAGACTGGGCAAAGTGGAACCCTGATACTCCTAACCATCCTAGCTTGATGGATGAGTACAAGCAGATAGAATTCCAAACTAAGAAAAGTGGGACTTGGATGAAGAATGCTGATGGATCAGCATACAAAGGTAGTCCTGCGCAATTCATACAAGAAAATAGCTCACACTTTAAAAAGGCTTTCCCAGAAGGGGCTAATAAGCTTTATAGAGGTGTGTCATCGATGACGCCCATAGAGTCAGATATTGGGGGAGGAGCTGTATTTACAGCAGATGAAAACTTAGCTAGAAACTACACTGGTCTACCATCTCCTGAGAACGTAACACCTGGCACAGTAAACAAATTTGATGTACCACTAGTTAGGCCGCAGAGTACTGGAGAAGTTATTGATGGTACAGGTGTATATAGAGGTGCAATGAATTTGTTGCAGCCTAAGTCAAAAAATAAGTACTCTATAGTAAGTGAAGGTGACTTTTGGGGCAGTGTAGAAATTGGGGGTAAAAGCAAAGATTGGTTGGCTAAACAAGCCAAGTTCAAAAGAGAGACTGTAATACCTCAAATAAAAGAAAAAGAATTTGGTGACAAATTTAAAGCAGCAACGATAGCAAAGGAAAAGGCAAGAGCTGACAGGTTCGATTATTGGGGGAAATGGTTTGACAAGATAACACACAGAAAACCATCAGGTGCCCCAGACTTTGAAGATGTTCTGAGGACACACCAAGGAGCTCATATACCGAAATACGGCCCAAAGACCAAACACATAATGACGGATGACATAGGAAGCGCTTTGGTAGACAAAGACGTAAACTATGGAATAATGTATGGACTAGATGACGGGGGCATGTCTAAATACGTCAACATACACAACAATAAACCTGGGAATTATCTGAAGTCTAGAGTAGGTAATGTGGGATTCTTTGACATGAGCAGTTCCGACATATTTAAAGGCTTAGCTCCATTAGGAGTAGGAGCAGGCTTAATGAATAAAAGACAGGAAGGAGGATTTGCCCAAAAAAGAAGACTTGCCCAAAAAGGAAGTGTAGTAGACTATTTACTCCCTGCTCTAGCATCTAACAATCCTACACAGTTTGCTGATACTCAATTATCTAACCAAACTGAGAATATTAAAATACAGCAGGACAATCTTAGAGCTGAAGAACAAAGAGTTCAAGATGTGAGAAATAACGTTATCCCTACAGCTCAAAACCTTGCGGCTCTAAACAAAGATATTAAGGATGCTGGTTATTTCAGTGACTATTCGCCGCATAAAAAGCATTTCAACAAAATGCGGGACCCTGACACAAGTCCAAAAGAGTACAAACAGTTAGAGAAAGAAGCACAAGAAAAATACCCAGAACTGATAGAAGCTATTCCCAAGAATAATGTTATGATGATGAACAATCAGAAGTATGATGCAGACGATGAGCTGTACTGTACTCCTTATGGATGTTACACATATAAAAAAGCAGGTGCTAAAGATGTGCCAGAATATTCAGGGAACTTTGGATTTGTAGGAGGAGCAAATAAAGGAGAGAATCCTTTCCAGAAAATATCCGCAGATAAGGCGGTTTCAGGTGATGTAGGAATTATGTACGAGCATGTAGTAAATGACTACCGAGATGAAAGCAAAGGCATGTCACTTAGACCTCATCACACAGCTATACTAAGTGAGAAAACTGACGATCCTCAATTAATAAAAGCATATTCGGCTGTAAACGGAGAGCGGTTGAACTTCATGGAGGGGATGCTTAAAGCAGAAGACATAAAGGATAAAGCAGGTGATACCAAAGAAGGTAGATGGGATTACTACAGATATATAGGACAAACTCCTAGAATGCAGAGAAACCTTTCTGATTCAAAGCATAATCAAAAACAAGCTGACTTAGTGTCGAAGGCTTTGCAGAAGCAAGCTGAACTATCAGCAAACATGCCTAAAACGGAAAATATAAGTATGATTGACCGCAGAAGGGCTAGTAAAATAGAGTCAGAAAATAACAGTCAGGACATAGTAAAAAGCTTTGAAACTATTCCTGAAGTAAAGAAATCTAACAAGCAGAAAGTAGAACAGGCTGCTAATTCTGTGAAAGGAAAAATAGAAACTGCTAAACAAAGAAAAGCGAGAGTTAACGCAGTTCGCAAAAAAGCTAGAGCTCAAACAAAAGCAGTACGAAAAGGTCAGTGACATATAATAATGGACACTGTAAAAAATAATTTAATAAATGCAAACCCACTAACACTAAATACCTTTGTAAAATGGCAGACCCAAATGACAAACTAGACTTTGGCTCGATATCGTTTGACGACGTTATCGGCGACGGGGCCCCGGGCCTTGACGTAGCTGAAGAAACACCCCCTCAAGAAGTTGAGGAAAAAGAACCACTAAACTCAGAGTTAGAAGAAGACGTTAGAAAGTATGGAGATGAAGATGCTGATGATACAGATGATTATCAGCGCGAAGAAGAAGAGACGTACGTAGAAGATCAGCACGAAGACGGTGAAGACTTTGACGACGCTCCTATCTCCAGCCAAATATCCGAAGTATTAGGATATGAGCTTGAAAACGAATACGACGATACTGTCGAAGGTCTAACTGAGTATGTGAGAGATATATCACAGGAAGTTGCAGAGAATCAGATACAAGAACTGTTCGAGCAATTCCCTGAGGTTCAAAAGCATTTAGACTTTGTACTCGCAGGAGGAGAGTCTAACCAGTTCTTTGAAGCACACAACCCTCAGAACGACTTCAGTAACCTGGAGCTGAGTGAGAAGGATACCATGACCCAAAAGGCTGTACTGTCTCAGTACTTCCAATACAAAGGGCATGACCAAGCTTTCATTCAGGATATGCTCGATGACTACGAAGACAGCGGTAAGCTTTTTGATAAAGCTAACCTTGCAAAGTCATCTCTTGCTGAAGTTCAAGATCAACAACGTCAAGAGCTGTATCAACAGCAACTTGCAGAGTTTGAGGAGAGAGAAGCTGCGCAAGCAGAGTTCTGGGATGGAGTAGCTGATACACTAGAGCAAGGACGTGAATTTGCAGGGATTAAGATTCCTGACAGAGACAAGTCTACTTTCTTTGATTACATCTCTGCTCCTGTAGACGAAACTGGAAGAACCCAAAGAGATGCTGATTATTCAGAAGCTCCTATGGATATCAAGCTTGCACTGGATTACCTCATGTTCAGCGGGTTTCAACTAGAAGATATTATTTCTACGAAAGCTAAGACTGAAAGCGCACGCAATCTGCGTGAACGTATTGTCTCTAACCAAGAGAAAGTACGTAATGCTAAAGGTCAAAGCAGACGTAAACAAACAGCATTTGATCCAGACGATCTGGACATAAACGCGCTTTTTTAAGCAATCTTAATTTTAAATATAAACAATCATGGCTTTGATGCAAGTACTGAAAACGTACTATAACGATTCGCAGATGACCGACACTAACTCGTTGGTTAATGCGTTGATGGAGAAACCAGAAGAACTCTCCCCAATTATTACGCACTTGGCTGGACGTGAAGAAAAGAAGTTTCCACTTTCTTTTCTGACCGAAGGAGTTGGTAACACACGCTCGATTAATCGTTTTGAGTACGAGTACCGTGTTAAGACTCATGAAGTCAACGTTCGCCCTATTGTGTCCGTAAAAGGTTCCGGAACTAACGTGGGTGCTAATGGCACTACGTTTAAGGTGACCTTCCCTGACAAATGGTTCATTTTCCCATACACGCTTGTTTCCCAATCTGGTGAGCTCGCGCGTATCATGAAAGACCCTGAGCCTACTGGTGATGGATATGAATATACCTTGCAATTGGTTCGTCCCGGCTCTGCTGGAATGAGCGCTAGTGCTGGAGGCGATCTCGCTGCTGGTGCACTCTGGGGTATGTTGTATGCTAACGTTGGAATCGACTTCTCTAGAGGTAATGCTTCCAACTGGTCATCACCTGGCCTCGTTCGCTCCAAGATTGGAACGATCCGTAAGTCTTACCAGTTCTCTGGTAACGCTAAGGACTACGTTGCTGAGTTTAACCTCCCAACTAAGGAAGGCAGCTCTACCAAGCTTTGGATGGACTACGAAGAGTACCGTCACATGCTCAAGTTTAAAGAGGAGTGTGAGATGTACTATTGGTATGGACAGCGTACACACGATGACGCAGGTCGTACACAAATGACTGACGAGAATGGTCAGCCTGTTGTTTCCGGTCCTGGTTTGCTTGAGCAGATCATTAACAAGGATACTTATTCTACTCTCACTCAGAAGAAGATTGAGAATGTGATTGGTGACTTGTTCTACGGTATGACTGATGCTACTGATAAGCAGGTTACTCTGTATACAGGTGTTGGTGGTGCACGTGAGTTCGATAAGGCTCTGCGTAACTACTACGCTAACGGTGTTAGCTCTACTGGTATTACTGGTAGCGGTACTAACTCTTACCTCAGAACTACTGAGTCTAAGTTTATTACTGGAAGCGGTCGTAGCCTTGGTATCACTGGTTACTTCACTAGCTATGACCACATTGATGGTCACACGGTAAACGTGGTGAAGTCTCCATTGTTTGACCATGGTCCTGTTGCTCAAGCGTCTAAGAAGCACCCTGAAAGTGGTCTCCCATTGGAGAGCTATCGCATGGTGTTTGTTGACCAGTCTAACTATGACGGTGAGAACAACCTTCAGATGATTAATAAGAAGGGTCGTGAGATGCTTCGTTGGGCTGTTGCTGGTTCTGTTGTACCCAAAGGGTTCAAGGAGTCAGACACACGCGCAAGTGATATAGACGGTGCTAGCGTGCACATGTTGAAGACAGCTGGTATCCTGCTCCGCAGATTCGATACTTCGCTCGATTTGACTTGCACTGCATCGTAATTTGGTGTTTGGTTTGCATAGGGGGAGGCTGCGACGTGTAGCTTCCCCCGTTGCACCAAATACAAAGAAGTTATTCTTAAACTAAAAAGAACATGCAAAACAAAAAAGTGTACATCAGACGTAAGGAGCTTAACGGCTACTTACCAAAAGACATCCTCGCAGGAGCTAGGATTTCTATCGGTTCAATTTATGTGGGCAGGCAACCTCTCAAAGGGTTCGAAGACGAAGAGTCTAAAAAGCATCTTAGAAGAATACTAGATGTTCCACCTGACCACCCAAACTGGGCTGGGGCCGAAAAAGAGTTTTGGTGCAATATGAGTCTTAAAGTTCCATTTGAAGGCGTAGAGCTTGATATCTCTATGGACGATAATGATGATGCTGTTAATCCTCAGGATTACGCAACTTTCCGTTGGTGCCAACGTCATAGACAAGTAGGTACTAGTAAGACTGACATGGAAACTTCACCTGGTAAGAAGTTCTACATCTATGATCCAGAAGAGGATTTGATTAAGTCTAACAACAAGATCAAGCTTAAGAAGGATGCAGACAAAGAGTTCATTAAGATCTCTTCTAATGTAGATAAGATGAAGAGAGTCTTGCGGGTACTCACAAAGCAGAACACGGACAAGCTTACACCTATGGAAATAGAAAATAGCTTGTATGGGGAAAAGGATAGAAACCCTGGAGTGTTTTTGAAAGTATCACTAGATAAGAATCTAGATGTGAGAGCTGAGATTGAGGAGCTCGTTGAGAAAGGAGTTCTTAGAAAGATCGGTAATCAGATTATCCACGAAGACGAAACAATTGGGTCAGATATGACTGATGCAATCGTATATTTTAATAACAAGAAAAACTCTGGGGCATTGAATGCCATGAGAGCTAAGCTTAAAACACTAGCATGACAGTAGAGGAGATGCACATAGCAGTAAACTTGGGGGTGCAAAAGATTGCATCATTCCAAGCAGATAACATGCTCGCAGAAGAAATTGACTACGAGCTTAACACTGCTGTGCGCAGACTTATCTCCCAACGCTACAACATGCAAGGCAATAAGTATCGGCGGGGGTTTGAACAGTCTCAGAAGAGACTCGATGACCTCCGCCATCTTGTTGAAGACTATACTACACAGAACTCCAGCTATATGGGGATAGGGTATACGTCTAGAACTAATGGAAACATTGACATCTACAGATACAAGTTTCCGAACGACTACATGTTCCTTGTGAATGTGTTGTCAGAAGTAACCTACGATTGTAGGAAAGATCCTGTGCAAGTAGCTCAAGGTTACGTGTACAAAGATTATTTAAAGATATCCCTGACTGCTCCACAACCTGGGTACATGCTGCAAAGCATTGCTATACCTAATACGCAAGGAGTGCCAGAGATAGTCATATACGGCCAAGAAGGTTTGAGCTATGACTATTTGATAGGTCCGTACTACGGTGCTAACATCAACCCCAGTTTGTCTAACAACGATAGTTACACAGACAGGTACTTTGATACCGTAGCTACTGACTCACCACCCGCCGATGGTAATGAGCTTTATTTAGAGCGGATGTACCAACAAGAAGGGGATGGGTTTATTCCAATAGATGGTCAAGCGATGTCTGACCAAACTACTGAGGAAATAAATCCAGAAGACTATAATGGAGCTTATGCTGTACTTACTTGGGTAAACCCAAGCACTCTGCAAACGTTAGAGCAAATAAGTAACATAGCTCCTACGACTACATACATCGAGACTAGGATAGCTAATTATAATTTCCCTGCTCCACCGCAGGTAAGAATATCAAGAACAAATTGCAAGTTTTCTCAGCAAGACGATATCTATGCAATTCTTGATGACCCATTTAATAGCACTTCCCCTACAGGAATATTGTATACAGTTCAGGAAACTTTCTTAGATTTGTATACCAATAATACTTTTATACCTAACTCGGTACAAATTAAATACATTCGTAAACCTGCAGCCATATCAAGGAGGTTTGGGGTAGGATGCGAACTGCCAGAACATACGCACCACGAGGTCGTAGAAATGGCAGTGAAAAGTATCTTGGAAGGCTTCGAGTCTCCTAGATATCAAACACAATCTAGGGAAGTCCTAGAGAGTGAATAATTATTAATGTCTTTAAACTTTAAATTATGAGACAAGTTTTTTTTAAGAATGTAGCAGCTCTTCAAGTAGCAGGTGCTGCTGGAGCTGACAGATTCACGGATCTCGGCTCTGGTGAGCTTGGATTCTGGAATATAGATGCTGCAACTGGAGGTGCATGGTTTGGTAGTGCTTTGTTCCAAAGTTTGGTTGATGATGGTAGTGGAACTGGTGTAGCGGTTGCGAAGGCACTGCCTTTGTTCCGTAACTTTCAGATTGCACAAGGATTTGCTACTAACAATCCTATTGCTACTCCAATTATCAATGCTGCAAACCTCGTAAGAGTTACTGCAGCTGGATATCAGGCGAGTACTTTGCACAAGATGAGAGTTACTCCCACTAATGCTGATGCTGGCAATAACATCTCTTTGAGGTTTGTTATGCGGAACACTCCGACTGACTACGTTAGCTATGTAAACAATGAGGTTACTATTGCAGACTTGAGCGGTGCTGGTTATCAGTTCCCACTGGGTCAGTTCAATACGACTAACCACAAGTTGTTGAATCTTGCTGTTGCTAAAGGTGCTAATGAGCCTGCTATAGTCGCTAACATCGTTACGGCTATCCAGAACAACAACACGTTCAACTCCATGTTTACTGTAGATGGAAGCAGCACTACGCATGCAGACATTACAGCACGTCACGCAGGCGTTGTCTTCGAAGTTATTACGGTGAACGAAGAAGACGAAGTTGAAACTTCAGGTACTGTGCAAGCTGCATGGAATCCAGGAGTTGGTAACGACTGGCAAGCTAGAGGTGATGAGTTGAAGGCTCGTGAGTACGCAGGTAACTTCAACCGCATGTACTTCCCTCAGACCTATGCTGACTTCGTAACTGATGGCAGTACTTGGGATCGCTATGAGGTTGTATACAGAGTTGATGGTGACCGCGATGTTGTGAAGGGTTCACAATTCGCATCTGCTATCATCTACGAAGTTTCTACACAGCAGGCAGTTGACGCAGTCCTTAACGGAGGCGTTAACCCTACAGCTGGTACGACGACTGAGTACTTGTTCTAATAATATGGGGGGTATCATCAATCAGATGGTACTCCCCTTTATTTCTATCAATCATGGGTCTTAAGCATCTCTCAGCAAATACTAAGCTGAAAGTAACAACCAAGGGAGTTAAAGCAAACTCCTCTTTTGTTATTACAGTAAATAATCTTACTACTGGTAAGCAGTATGTATCTCGATCACGTAGTCGATCTGGGACATTTATTTCTACTGTATCAGCGGATACCCGTGGCGTGAATAAAGTAACTGTCCAAGACAGTAACAACAACATTGTAAAAACCTTCATAAGCGTAGGTAGCGCTGAGATAGATTGCTGCATTGCCAAACTGGTTCATGACGCAATCAATTGTACATGCAAGTGCAATAAGTGCAAAGAGGATCTTGAAAGAGCTCAGACTATTAGGCTTTTACTTCAATCCGCTCAATACGAGAGTACGCTAGGTTTGGTGGATAGTGTACAAGACAAGTACAGAAAAGCTAAAGAACTGTGTACTGAAGTATGCGCTTGTGGCTGCTAACAAGTGACATATGAAAGGATTACACTCTAATACGAAGATAGTATTTGCTTACCAAGACCAAGAGTCTAGAGCTGCAGGTATTAATAAGTCCTTAGACCCTAATGCTACAGGGTCTAGCGTAATACGTGTTGTAGTTCCTAAGAACGAGCATGGTTCGTCTCTTATGACGCACCACAACTACAGTACATCTGGAAACGGATTAGAGACATATGCAAATGACTCTGTAGTAGGGGTAGCTATATCCAAGATTATCAGGACTACTAGTGATGGAACATCTTCTTCCATAACAGTAACGCCTGCAGTAAGATCTATAGCCAGAGTACAAAGTAAAGAGATAACAGGTCAGTTATTTGACATAAACCTGTCTAGTGCTTTAGATACCATACTCACTAACGGCACTCAGCTCTATAAAGCTGTAATAGAAATATTCTTTAGCTCAGGGGATGTAGAAGATTTAATTCTTAATCTGAGAGCACCAAGCAGATGTAAGCTGAGCATCAACCCTGACGATATCGGGGTAGGGCTGCAGTTTCCTGTAGTGCACCAAGATGTGTTAGGAGCTAATTCTCTCAATGAAGCTTTTGTAGGATACTCTGTATCAAAGAGTTATAGAAGTCTGCAGGAGCGTAAGAATGCAGCTACAGGAACATCTAACGAGCGTAATATATACGGTATAGGAACTGGGAAGTATACTACTTTCTCAGCTCCCTTTGGGTTTGTAATGGATGCAGTCCCACAAGTGTTACAAGGCTTAACACCTGCACCTCCCAGCTTTGCTCCTGGAGGATTTGCTACATCTACAACCTCACACTTAACCTGGTTTACAGGAGAGAGTGACATGACTCGTTTGAGGATACCTTCGTTTACTCCTCAATCTCTGAATACAAACAATGAGGTAAAAACACTAGGTCAGTCTCAGGTAAGTCTTCGTCAGTTCTTTGGACGTAATGTTACTGTAGACGACTATGCATCAGGTACTATAGGAAGCACTTCATATTTAGAACGAGTATCTCCAGAAGGAAATTTTTTCACATGGGGCCACAACTACGGATGGCTGTCTACTTTGAATGATGGAGACATTCGCAAAAC